GGATCACCAATCAAGACGTATAAGTTCGTCGGTATGTTCCCAATTGATATCGCTGCTATCGACCTAGACTGGGGTTCAAACGATGCAATCGAAGAATTCTCAGTTACCTTCCAATATCAGTACTGGACTGCGCAAGATCAAAGCGTGGCTAGAAGTGGTGTTGTTGGCGGTCTATTCGCTTAATTTGAATAAGGGGAGAGGGGCAACTCTCTCCCCATTCTATATGATGGAGCACACATGGCTATAAATCTTTTCGGTTTCGAGATCCTTCGAAAAAAGCCTGAAGTACAACTTCAGCCTCAGGTTTCTACACCTGTAAGCGATGATGGTGCGATCACCGTCACTGCTGGTGGTTATTTTGGAACTTATCTAGATCTTGAAGCAAGTTTTAAAAATGAAAATGATCTTATCACTCGTTATCGAGAGATGGCAATGCAGCCTGAACTCGAAGCAGCGATTGATGACATCGTAAATGAAGCTGTTGTTCATGACGTTACTGGCAAGTCAGTTACAATTCTACTAGACGACTTAGAGCAGCCAGATAAAATCAAAGACATGATTCGCGAAGAATTTGATAACGTTCTTCGTATGTTAGACTTCTCTAATTTTGGTCCTGATCTATTCCGTCAATGGTATATCGACGGAAGATTATTTTACCAAGTTTTGATCGATGAGAAACAGCCACGTCTTGGTATTCAAGAATTGGTTTATATCGATCCAAGAAAAATCAAGAAAGTTAGACACGTTGTAAAGAAAAAAGATCCTAGAACTGGTGTTGATGTTGTTCAGGGCGTACAAGAATTTTACGTCTTCAACGAAAGAGCAACGCTTCAGGGTCAACAGAACATGGTGTCAACATCGACAATGGGTATGCCATCAACAGTTGATGGTGGTGTAAGAATTGCCGTTGATGCGATTGTTAATGTTAACTCTGGTCTGATGGATGCTAAGAGAATGTTAGTTCTCTCATACCTTCACAAAGCCATCAAGCCACTCAATCAATTACGCATGGTTGAAGATGCGGTAGTTATCTATCGTCTATCGCGTGCACCAGAACGTCGTGTGTTCTACATCGACGTTGGTAACATGCCTAAGATTAAATCAGAGCAATACTTGCGCGACATTATGACAAAGTTCCGCAATAAGGTTGTCTATGATTCAGCCACTGGCGAAGTTAAAGACGACCGCAAGTTTATGTCAATGATGGAAGACTTCTGGATCCCACGTCGTGGTGAAGGTAAGTCAACAGAAATTACAACTCTACCAGCAGGACAAAATCTAGGTGAGTTGGCTGACGTTCAGTATTTCGAAAAGAAGCTCTACCGATCACTAAATGTTCCTGTTTCTCGCTTAGAACAAAACCAAGGGTTTAGTTTAGGTCGTTCAACAGAAATTACACGCGATGAAATTAAGTTCAGTAAGTTTATTAATAAACTTCGTACCAAATTTAGTTTATTGTTCGATGAGTTGATGGAAAGACAGTTGGCTCTAAAAGGCATCTGCTCCGTCGACGAATGGCAAAAATTAAAAGAAAAGATTCACTATGATTTCCTTAAAGACAACAACTTTATGGAACTCAAAGAAGCAGAGTTAATGGCAACACGTTTACAACTTATGTCACAAATCGACCCATACGTTGGAGTATACTTCTCGAAGGGTTGGGTGCGTAAACATGTTCTACAATTTGATGAAGAAGGCATTGAAAGAATGGCGAAGGAGATGGCTGAAGAAGAGGCTGCTCAACCACAAGAGCCTATGTCTCTCTCAACACCACCCCCTTCAAATCTTGCTGAACCAGCTGCGAATAATGTCGCAGCACAACCAACAGTATCACCTTCAGCAAATGATCTAAACCAATCGTTTAATGCTCAAATTACTAAATAATAATTGGAGATTTTTATGAACACTATCGATTTAGTTAATGCTGCACTAGTTGGAGATTCAGGAGCATTTAAGAATGCTTTTGACGCTGCGATTTCAGCGCGTGTAAATGATGCACTTGAAGTAAAGAAAGTTGAGATTGCGTCTTCACTACTCACACCAGAAGTACAAACAAATGAAATTGAAGGACTTGAGACAGAAATTGACGGAAGCGCCGAATCAGAAGTCGATGCAGGCGTCACCTCAAACGCAGAGTAATACTTCAGACGCTGAATTGCGTCAAAAGTTAAACGCTGCAAAAACAACATTGGGAATTAAAGGTCTCAATGTGAGTGCTGCTGCATCGGGTCATGCAAAAGTAACAAAAGCAATTGCTGCAAATCCTAAAGCACAATTTAGTCAGGTGATTAATAAACTATCGCCAACTGAAAGAACAAATTATATTGCGGCAACATCACAAGTTCCATCAGATGCTCTCTCATCAGATGTTCCAATGAATCGTTTTCGTCGTCAGTTACAAGTTTTGAAACCAGCTGCAACGGCTAAAAAGTCATTAATGAATTCATACGAAATTATCGACAAAGAACAAATTTGTGAAGCAACATTGCGCGATGAAGTAAATCCACCACCAATGCTTGTATTAAAAAGAACAGGCATTCGTATTTTCCCAGATGGTCGTCGCGTTGCAATGTATGTTAATTCTAGAATGGGATTAACATTTACAATTCCATACAGCCCAACTGGCACATCAACTGATGCAACAGTTCCTGGCGTAAAAACCGAAGAAGTTGAGCATGTTATGGAAAACCTTGATCAAGTATCAAAATATGCTCAAGAAGAATCACCAAAACAAACATCACGTCATATGAAGTTTGCTGATGGGTCAAAACTTAAAGTAAGTCACGGTGCAGCAAAAGCCATTCACATGGTTCATGGTGCATTGAATGACGATAATAAAAAGAAATTTGCTGATATGCTCACACACCCAAAAGGCTTTGAGAAAGCAGCACATTTCGCTTTAAGTAAAGTTCAATTTACAATTGGTGACAAATGAGTATCATTTCAGAAATTGTAAGAGAAATTATTGCTGAAGCCAATATTCAAAAAATTGGTCGTAAAAAACTAATTCGCGCTCGTGTTCGTGGTGGCAAGGTTCAGCGTCGCAAAGTCTTTTCTGCTGTAAAAGGTTTTACGATTCGTGGTGGTAAACTAGTTCGTATGAAGCCACAAGAGCGTTTACGCAGAAAGATGGCTGCGCGCAGAGCAAAAGTAAAGCGCAAAGCAAAGATGGCTCGAGCACTTATAAAAAGAAAAAGATCTCTCATGAAGAGAAAAGCATTGGGGATACGTTAATGAAATTAATTACCGAAAACATTAATGATGTTAGAGTTATCACCGAGGAACAAAACGGTGTTAAAACACTTTACATCACAGGACCATTTCTTGTAGCAGAAATGAAGAATCGTAATGGTCGTATGTATAAGACCGATACGCTTGCTAAAGAAGTTGGTCGTTATAACGAAGAGTACGTTACTAAGAATCGCGCATTTGGTGAATTGGGTCATCCAGATTCACCATCAATTAATCTAGACCGAGTCTCTCACTTGATCACCTCTTTAAAGCAGGAAGGTAATCAGTGGATCGGTAAGGCAAAAATTCTTGAAACACCAATGGGTAAGATCGCCAAGTCCCTTATGGAAGGCGGTGCAACTCTCGGTGTCTCGTCACGTGGCATGGGTTCACTCAAAGAAGTAAACGGTGTCAACGTGGTTCAAGATGACTATTATCTAGCCACAGCGGCTGATATTGTAGCGGATCCGTCCGCACCTGGTGCTTTTGTTCAAGGTATTATGGAAGGCAAAGAGTGGGTTTGGGATAATGGTAAAGTGAAGGAAATCGACGTCAATGCCTATTATGAGCAGATTAAAAGAGCAAAGCAAAAACAGATTGACGAAGTTTCATTGAAGATCTTTGAAAACTTCTTGTCAAAACTTTAAAATTTATAAATAATATTACTTCTTCAGGAGTTAAAACAAATGAGTAAGACATTATCAGAATCCGCTGCAGAAATTCTAAAAGCATCGATGAATGCTCATAAAGACGCAGCTGTAAAACTACCAGGCGAGATGGACGATCTCGGTGGTTCAACAAACGAAAAGCCAGAAGGCGATGACGTTGGTAAGAAGGCTGCTGCTGATGGTAAAGAAGCACCAAAGCCTGGTAAGTCATCTGTCGCTGGTGATACGAAATTCGGAACCGTTAAGTCAAAGGGTCTTGCAAAGCCAATTATTGGTAGCGCATCACCAGGCTATGATGGTGGTGGCTCAGGAAACGAATCAACAGAATTAGAGGGCGATGTTATCGCTGAAGACTCTGAAGAAGAAAAGACTCTACCAGTCGTCGAAGCCAAGCATAAAGATGAAGATGAAAAAGAAATGGAAATGGCTGACGACGAAGATGATAAAGAAGAAGACGAAGAAGAAGCAAACGAAGCCTGGAAGAAGTCAATGCTTGCCAAGCATAAGGGCAGCATGAAGGAAGATGTCGATGCGCTATTCAATGGCGAATCACTCTCTGAAGAGTTCCGCACAAAAGCAACAACAATCTTCGAAGCTGCTGTTCAATCACGTGTTGATTCTATCCTTGAAGACGTAATGGCTGAGAACGATAAGGTTCTTACAGAAGCCGTTGATGCTCTTAAGGAAGAGATCGCTGGTCAAGTCGACGAATATCTAAACTATGTCGTTGAACAGTGGGTTGAAGACAATAAGGTTGCTGTAGAAACAGGTTTGCGCGCTGAACTCGTTGATGATTTCATCGGCGGTCTCAAGAATCTATTCGCAGAGCACTACATCGAAATTCCTGAAGAGAAGGTTGATGTAGCAGAAGAACTTGCTGCTCGCGTTGCTGAACTTGAAGAATCAGTTGCCAAGTCAACAGAAGAAACAAGCGCAACAATCGCTTCCCTAACAGAACAACTCAATGCTGCAAAGAAGAACGAAGCAATTCGTAAGATCTGCGAAGGTCTAACAGAAGTGCAGATTGAGAAAATGAAATCGCTCGCAGAGGGCGTGGAGTTCACCACAGAAGGTGAGTTTGATAATAAGCTCGCAACAATCCGCGAGAACTACTTCCCAAGTAAAACCAATGTGAAGAGTGAGGTAAAGGCACTTCAAGAAACAGCTGTTGAAGAGCCAGAAGTAGCTGAAGTTCATGGTATGATGGCACATTATGTTAAGGCAATTACAAAAACGGCTCCAAAAGCCTAATTAACTCATCTTTCTTAACGGAGAAATAAAAAATGTATCTTAATGAAACATATGCAAGAAAGTGGGCTCCAGTTCTAGATCACGGCGATCTACCAAAAATTACTGACCCATACAAGCGTGCAGTTACTGCACTTGTTCTAGAGAACCAAGAACGCGCCCTAATGGAAGAATCACGCTCAATGCAAAATCTTTGGGAAGCTGGTTCAGTCGCTGGTGGCGGTCTTCCAAACAACGTTGGCGGTGGTATGTCACCTGTTAACGGTGGCGAAGGCGCAATCAAAGGCTTCGACCCAATCCTAATCGGTCTTGTCCGTCGTGCACTTCCAAACCTAATGGCTTATGACATCTGCGGCGTTCAGCCAATGACTGGTCCAACAGGTTTGATCTTCGCAATGCGTTCAACATACGCATCTGCTACAGCACGTGGCGGCGAAGCTCTTTACCTAGAAGCCAACACTGGTCACTCAGGTAATGCTGCAACAGGCACACAGTCAACATTGGCTGTCAACCCTGGTAATGCTAACGCATCAATCTTCGGTCTTGATAACACTGGTCCTGGCTTCTCAACAGCCTTCGGTGAATCAGCAAACCTAGCACAGATGGGCTTCCAAATCGATCGCGTTGCTGTTACAGCAAATACACGCGGTTTGCAAGCATCATACACGCTAGAACTTGCACAAGACCTCAAGGCAATTCACGGTCTAGATGCAGAAACAGAATTGACAAATATCTTGTCAACTGAAATTCTAGCAGAAATCAACCGCGAAGTTGTTCGTACTGTTTATGCAACTGCTAACGCAGGTATCACAAACAATGCAACAGGAAACGTCTTCAACCTATCTTCTTCAAGCGACACAAGCGGTCGTTGGCAAGTAGAAAAGTACAAGTCACTCTTGTTCGCAATCGAACGCGCTGCTAACAAGATTGCCAAGGACACACGTCGTGGCAAGGGTAACATGGTCATCGTCTCAACAGACGTTGCATCAGCCCTAGCAATGACAGGTCTACTTGACTACAATTCAGCACTAACTGGTCAAACGAACCTAACAGTTGATGACACAGGCAACACATTCGCTGGTACGCTCTTCGGACGTATCAAGGTCTATGTTGACCCATACTCTGTTTCTGGTACAGACTACTGCGTAGTAGGTTACAAGGGCACCAACGCTTATGACGCTGGTCTCTTCTACTGCCCATACGTCCCACTCCAGATGGTACGTGCTATCGATCCACAAACCTACCAGCCAAAGGTTGGCTTCAAGACACGTTATGGTCTAGTAGCAAACCCATTCGCAACTGGTGCTGGTACTGGTGCTCTAGCAAACGACACGAACATGTACTATCGCAAGTTCGTTGTTCTAAACATCAACCAATAATTGATGTGCTAGTAAGTTATTGCCGACTTTATAAAAACAATAAGGCAAAGAACTGGGGGGAGTCGAAAGACTCCCCCTTTTTTTTACACCTAAATAATTGTATCGTTTCTAGGAATAGAAAGAATGACAGTACTAACGCGCACACCAACAAATACTGACTTACTACAAAGTACCAAATTTAGAGTGACGTTCGATCGTCTCCCTGGAGCAACGTACTATTGTCAAGCAGCAAATTTGCCTGGAGTTTCTCTTACAGAAGTTGTTCGCGCAACACCGGTTATTGATTTGTTTGTTCCTGGCGAAAAAATGATTTATGATTCATTCAACATTACTTTTCTTGTTGATGAAGATTTGCGTTCATGGACAGAACTGCATGATTGGATTCGCGGCATCACATTCCCAACAGATTTCAAAGAGTATGTTGATTTGCAAAGACAAG